GTGGCACGGACAACACGCCCCCTGACCAACACCGAAGTTCTGCGCGCTAAAGCGTTAGAGAAGGATCTGACGCTGCATGATGGCGATGGGCTTTTCCTGATAGTGAAAACCAGCGGGAAAAAGCTCTGGCGTTTCCGTTATCAACGTCCGGTAACAAAGCAGCGAACAATGATGGGGCTTGGTGCCTTCCCTGCCCTTTCGCTTGCTGATGCCCGAGGGTTAAGAGCTGATTACCTTGCCTTGTTAGCCAACGGAATCGACCCGCAAATTCAAGCTGAAGTTGCAGAGGAACAGCAGCAAATCGCACTGGACAGTATTTTTTCAACGGTCGCCGCTAACTGGTTCCAGCTCAAAAGCAAAAGCGTTACCCCTGATTACGCAAAAGACATTTGGCGCTCACTGGAGAAAGATGTATTCCCTGCCATTGGTGAGATCCCCGTTCAGCAAATCAAAGCCAGGACACTGGTTGAAGCTCTTGAGCCAATAAAAGCACGTGGAGCACTTGAGACTGTGCGCCGGTTGGTGCAGCGCATTAACGAGATAATGATTTATGCCGTAAACACTGGCCTCATTGATGCTAATCCAGCATTAGGTGTTGGGATGGCCTTTGAGAAGCCCAAAAAACAAAATATGCCGACGCTGCGGCCAGAAGAATTGCCGAAGCTGATGCGTTCTTTGATTATGTCTAATCTGTCTGTTTCGACGCGCTGTCTTATTGAGTGGCAACTTCTGACCCTTGTGCGCCCTTCTGAAGCCTCCGGCACTCGGTGGGCAGAGATCGATCTCGATGCAAAGCTCTGGACGATCCCAGCCGAACGGATGAAGGCCAAGCGTGAGCATGTTGTTCCCTTATCGCCTCAGGCATTAGAGATTCTGGAAGTGATGAAACCAATCAGTGCTCATCGTGAACATCTTTTCCCAAGCAGGAATGATCCAAAGCAAGCGATGAATAGCCAGACTGCAAATGCTGCTTTAAAGAGAATCGGATATGGTGGTAAATTAGTAGCTCATGGTTTACGGGCAATTGCTAGTACATGTATGAATGAAGCAGAATTTAATCCTGATGTAATTGAAGCTGCATTAGCTCATATTGAAAGTAATGATGTTAGAAAAGCCTATAACCGCTCAACCTATCTAGAGCATCGAAAAGAATTGATGGACTGGTGGGGTATGCAGTGCATTTCTGCAAAAAATGGGACTGTTCGATAGCAGCATCTTTTTGACTCAATTCTACATACACGGAGTAATAAATGGAACTTGGTTTCTTTAAGAGTAGCTTGAAATACAATGCAGGAGCAACGATCTTCTGTGTTTTTGCATTATATTTATCAATGCCTATTTTTGAAAATGTTAATTTTATCTCAAACCATCCAATTATCGTTTCAGTACTATTTATATTATTAGTAAATTCTTTACTTTTAATAATCTACTGGACGTCCCATAACAAAAAAACAAATTCTCAACCGGGTATAAAAGGAAACAAAATAACCGAAAATAAAGCAAAAAACATTAACATACTTTCTAATGGGGAAATAACTAAAAACATCTTCAGTAATAATGAAAGCGATGGTGACATTAATATTGGACAGGGCTTCAAAAATGGAAAAAAGTGAAGGCCTGGTCATTTCTGATAATGAAATAACTAATAATAGTCCAGGAAGAGATCTTAACGTTGGAACACACATAAGTTTCAATGAGGTTAAAAATCGGAGCAATGCACTAGCAAATTTATTAGAACGCTCTAAAAAACTTTGTGAGACAGATCAAGAATATAGATACATGCTCGAAGAGTTGCAAGAGTATCTTCAGCCCCGTCCCGGTCGTAAAATCATAGGATTAGAAGAAAAACTAAAAGAAGGTAATCGTCTTGATTTGTTAGAAGATGCAGCTTATTTAGAAAATAAGTTTGCAAGGCGAGTTAGCAAGCATCAGTTTTCCATATCAGAAGAAATAATTTACTGTCATTGTTTAAGTAAAATAAACTCATCTTTTTCACAATACGTTAAACCACTGTTTAAAAACACAGTAAACACTGCTATAATTGACAGAGTCATTTATGACAGAATAGTTGAACCTCTTTATGAAGAAGTGTCTGAAGTTAGTACCGCCATTTCTAGCGAATTAATTAGAGGCATGATTTTCTTCTTAACGGGTAAATGTCACTTACGGTGGGTTGGTTAATGATTATTTATCATCCATTTAAAGATGCAAACCATTGCTCATATCGTATTATAAGTTTGCTATATAAAAATAATAGTAAGATTAGGGATGAGCACCTTAATTTTATGGATTTTTATTACCTTTTCCCTTCTCAAATGCAGAATATTGATGGATGGCCGCGCTCAAATTCAAAACTTGCACGCCAAATTTCTACTATAGCGCACTCTTATGAAACAATTGAAAATCCTCGTAGAATTTTCTTTGAATTAAATATAATACGTAAAAACACCTTGGCACATTTATTTTCGAAGGGAATTCTATCTTTGATAGATGAATATATCTTCCTGAATATTGAAAGAATACCAGCATCCCTGATTAATACGCTTGAAGCTGACACCTTTAGAGCTAGCTTTGAATTTACTACCATTGCTAACGAAATACCAAAACTGGCAATCAAAGGCAAAAAAGGCCTCAAGGCAAAAACTAATTTAATGGAATATCGTTATGATTAAAAAACCTTCATATCTCAAATTAAATAGATTAGTCATAACTAAAGCTGGCAAACAGTTATATGACGAAAAATTTCACGATGGAATAAATATAATCAGAGGAGAACACTCTGTAGGAAAATCAACAATTTTAGATATGATTTTTTATGTTTTAGGTGGCGAACTAAAAAAAGACGACTGGAAATATCCAGCTGATGAATGCTCGAATGTCAATGCAGAAATTACAATCAATGACCGAATTATTACCTTAACCAGACCGGTGGATCCTAGTGGTGCAGTTCCTCATATTAAAATCTATGAGGGAGAGTATGAAAAGGCGATGAAAGATGCGGATGGCTGGCTAGACTATGGTCCAAGGAGAAGCAATGAGCGATTGAGCTTCTCAGAAATGATGTTTGAACTTTTCGATTGGGGACAATATAAATCTGACAGCTATCAAAATTTAACTATGCATCAAATAATGCGACTCATTTATTTAAGTCAATCATCAGATTCCAACAGAATATTTCGCAAAGAATCTACTCGCTCTGACAATGAAAACACTAGAACAGCCATCGCTGAGTTTCTTTTCGGTCTTGATGATTTGGAAACTCACTCAGTTCGTCAAAATCTATTGAAGTATGAGAGAGATTATGAAAATACTGGAACAGAATTAAGAGCATATTTCGAGCTTTTGGGAAATGATGCCAGTCTAACCGTTGAGATAATTAACGAATTATTGAATGAAAAATACATTGAGCTATCCGAAATAGACTCAAAGAAAGAAATGTTATTACGTTCAACAGATAATATTGATAGCAACAACGAATATAACTTAGCTATCGAACGCAATGACATCCTTTTAAAAATACAATCATTAACAAACAAAATATCATTTAATAACAATGAGTTAAGTTCAAACAAGACCGAGATTCAGGACTGTTTACTTTTTGGGCAAAATTTAGTATATCGTTTAAAATCTTTAAATGAATCACAAGAAACATATAAAGGTTTAGGTCGAATTTCTTTTGAATACTGCCCTTGTTGCTTAACACCAATATCAGAACACGATAACACTGATAATGATAGTGGTTGCGCACTTTGTAAATCAACAGTCAACAATTCCTCATTAGAGGAGAAATACATTGAGTCACTGAACGAACTACAATATCAACAGCGTCAGAATGATAAGATCATAGAAAAACTATATGGTTCAGCAGAATACATAGAGAGCTATATTCAAGAACTCCAAAAAGAACTTGAAAGCTTGCAAAATAGATTATTTGAAATCAACTTGGTTTCAAATCATCGTGAGTTGGCTATAACTTCAATCATAGAAGAAAGAACTGCAAAACTAATTGAAATCAACTCCCTGCAAGATAAAATTGATTCAATAGCTAAAGTTGACGACTTAAAATTAAAACGTGAAGACATCGCAAAGCAAATGGAAAGTTGTCGTTCACGAATAGCTGCTCTCGAGGCAAAAAGTCAGCATAGAAAAGAATATGTTTACTCAAAACTATCTGAGTTTTCCACATTTATTCTTGAAGGAGATTCGGGGAATGAAGAGCTATTTAAAACAGCAACTCAACTCTCCTCAGAGATTGACTTCGCAAAAGATCGCTGGCTTTTGAATGAACGGGTAAATTATTCAGATAGTTCAAACGTTGTCAAAAAAGCAGCTCTGCATTTAGCATTCCTTATTTTTTCAATCGTTGATTCAGCTTGCCGATATCCTCGTTTCTCCATCATGGACTTTGAATGCGGGGATATAAATGAAGCTCGAAGCCATAACCTCCAAAAATTAATCACTACAAGCCTTAGTAATTCAAAAGGCTTTCAACTTATTATGACCACATCTAAAATCGACTCATCTTTGAATAACAACACTTACGGGGTTGGTCGTTATTATGACAAAAATGACTACATTTTGAAAATTTGACAACGCCATTTAAACACATAGTCATTTAATGTAGTTTTTTTTCACATATCTAAGTTGCTAATTTATTAATAATAATTAGCAACTTTTTATTGTCACAACACGTTTTATATTCATATGAGGATGTTTCGATAAATAAGTTTTAAACACCTCAGTATAATAAATATGTGTATATCCACTCAGCGCGCAATGCTCTCCCCGCCACGCCTGCCCGCTTAAGAGGTCGCTTTTAATGCAGATGCATGATCCGTCTCAGGCCGCGCCGGTACTGGTGTTGCGTGGGATAAAAAATATGGGGATTTGCATGCAAAACCATGCACCTTATGGATGCATGGCTTTTTTCGGCAAAAATAGCGGAATTTTCGGGGATTTTTTTGCGTGCTACCGTGCGGCCAGTTCTGCACGTCGGCGGGTGTAAATCAGGTTCTGTGCCGGGGTGAATTTCTCGCGATTATCATCCCGCGAAGCCGCATCAGGCCTGAATCCGATGGCCGTTAAAATATCGCTGTCCTGCACGGAATAATTAATTTTTTCACCTGCGGCCAGCCACACCGACAGGGCTTCACGCAGATAATCAACCGAGTGCTGCATGGCGCTCTGTTTTACTGCGGGAATCTGTTCGTTATACCCCATCAGCTCAGGTGCCAGCGTGGCGGCCAGCTCCGCGCCGTGCTGCTGCATAAAGTCATGGAGCCGGTTGCGGATGCTGATGTGCTGTACCTCCTCATGTGAGCGGATATAGCGACCGGCGGCCTGATTAATCTCCCATTTTTTCACGTCGATATTGTCGCGCAAATCCTGCATTCTGCGCGGGATTTGTTCGTCACCGGCAAGGAGCTGTTCACGGTATTCAAGTTCAAGGTCAGCCAGTTCGGCTTTACGTTTCAGCCAGGTGTTTTTGTTCGTCTGACAGGCCTCAAAGGCCTGCTGCAATGTCACAGTAGTCACGTGTCTCTCTCCTGATTAAGGCCGGAACGGCGAGCTGTAGCAGCCCTGTACTTTCCGCGGTGGCGGTGGCGTCACCGGGGCGGGGTCGGGTTTCTCCGGTGCGGCACGTATCACACCGTCAACCGACTCGATGGTGCGGAAAGTGGCCGAGCATTCGATATTGGTACACTGGTGATAACGCTGTTTGACGTTTTCCGACAGATAACGGCTGGTACGGACGTGCGCGGTCTTTTTGCAGAACGGACAGTGAAACATAATTCAGCCCTCTGCCTGTTCGTGGTCTTTTGCGGCCAGTTCAGCGGCAAGCTTCATCCGTCTGGCCGGGCTTCTTAACAGCGCCATATCAACCCCGGTTATGACCGGGCGATTCATGCCCGTTACGGACAGGACCGGCTCCTGCTCCATATCAAAATGATACAGGGCTGACTGCAGATTCAGGGCATCACCCAGCTCACGGGTCACAGTCGCACGCGGCGAGGTTTCTCCGCTCATTTCCAGCGACCGTATACGCAACAGAAAGGCACGTAACAGTGCGGGGCTGATACCGGCCAGCGCCTTCTTCCACTCGCTGTTGGCGTAGGTAGTGAACGCTTTTTCATGGGCGCTGATATAAGCCGTACCGGAGGAGCATGCGCCAAGCATGGCGTGGCTTTTGTCTTTCTCCAGCTCGGTAATCAGACCGGTGAACTCATCAGCCAGTTCGCGGCTGGCGATACGTTTACTGTGTTCAGCTTTCAGTTCAGGCGTGAGGTTGCCGCGCAGAGTTCGAAAGCGGCTGCGCCAGTCCTGTTCGGCCTGTGCGCTTTCACTGAGGGCAGTCTGTCGTTCCTGCTCACAACGCTGAATGGAAGCCTCAATGTCGCTGAGTTTTCCCATGCTGGCCGTGTGTGCGTCTTTTGCTTCGTTAAGTGCGGCCAGCGCACCGGCAATACGTTGTTCCGCGCCTTCATCCTGTTTACTGATAACGGTCTGCATGGCTTTGATAATAAGTTCGGGTTTCATGTTCAGGTTCTCCGTGTGTTCAACCTGAAATGATTCTGACGCCTCCTGCACAACAACACGATTCATTGCCGTTGTCAGAGTGCTGGCACAAACAGACCTTAAAAATCAGGCTGGCCAGAGAAAGGTCGCAGGAAAACCTTACTCACCGTTTGTTTTTTTACTTATAACTATTCACCACTGTTCACCTTAAATAAAAAGATAAGTAATACAGTAAGTTAAAGGGTGAACAGTTGAAGGTCTGACTGTTCACCGTCTGTTCACCACTGTTCACCCTTCACTTTGTTCAGCCAGCCAGCCTCTTAGATTTTTTAGCGATTAAAAAACAGAAATTTATAAACAAAAGTAATCAGCAATGGGCCACCGGTTTGCCAACGTTTACCAAAAAACGGCCAACGTTTGCCACTGTATAAAAATCGCTCTGTTGTGTGGTGGAGTACTACAAAATGACTTGTTGCCCTGCGTAAAAATATTCACAAAATAGAGAGCTACCCGAAGCCGGACGGACACGACCGGCACTGTATGGACTTTGTGAGGTAGCCCGATGCACACCGCTTTTTCTTCCCCGTCTTCTGCCCCTGCCGCCCCGCTGATGCCGGTTTCTGATACCGTTCACGAGCGCTTTATTCGCCTGCCCGAAGTGATGCATCTGTGCGGCCTGTCCCGCTCGACCATTTACGACCTCATCAGCCGGGAAGCCTTCCCGAAACAAATCTCCCTTGGTGGAAAAAATGTGGCGTGGGCGCAGTCTGAAATCACTGCATGGATGGCGGATCGCATTGCCGAACGTAACCGGGGCTATGACGCATGATGATGACCGTTCAGCAAACAGCCCCTTTTTCTGGCTTGCTTCTTTTCTCCTTTTCCAGGTATAGTTTTCCCGCTGTCGCAAAATCGGCAGCCGGGCGTAGGAACCCGTGTTTAACTATGGCGACACCGGACGCGCCTTGCGTCTTTTTTTGTGTCTGTGCCTTGATGCACCCATTCAATACACAGTGGCCTTTTCGCCATTGTGGGTATCGCGTAATGGTGGCTCAGGCGGGGCAGCCTTCGGGCTGGCCGGTTCTCATAGTTACCGGTATTCCTACCCCCGTCTGGGCTACCACCCATGAGCGTAGGAACTCCGGTGGTAGCTGTAACCAGCTAACTATGGAGGTTGCCCTTATGGCTACGACCCTCACCCCGTCACACCCGCAGTTTGTCTTTGTGTTTGCCGCTGTTCGTCGCGCAGACCGTAAACCCCGTATTTGTATGCTTCGCACCGTTGCCGGTGATGAGCACGCCGCACGCCTTTCCCTCGTTCGCGATTACGTCCTCTCATTCGCTGGTCGCCTACCGGTTGTGGAGGTGCGCGCATGAGACACACCACCATTACTGCCCGTGACCTCGAATGTCTGGAGCATATGCGCAATGTCGGCCAGCTCGTCGGCAACCTGATGCAGGTGCAGGACTGCACCTCCGTTCGTCGTGACCCTGCGCAGCAGTTACAGCTCACCTCCGTGATTTACCTCATGACCGCCCAGCTCGACGGCGTGGTCGAACGCTGCAATCAGCAGTGGCTTACCGGGGAGGGTAACGTATGAAAAAGCCATTACCGCCCGTATTACGCGCCGCGCTGTATCGTCGTGCCGCGGCCTGTGCATGGCTGACCCTGTGCGAACGCCAGCACCGCTACCCGCACCTCACCCTCGACGCGCTGGAAAGCGCCATTGCCGCCGAGCTGGAGGGCTTCTACCTGCGCCAGCACGGAGAGGAAAAAGGCCGTCAGATTGCCTGTGCCCTGCTGGAAGATTTAATGGAAGCCGGACCACTGAAAGCTGCCCCGTCGCTGTCCTTTCTCGGGCTGGCCGTGATGGATGAGCTTTGCGCCCGTCATATCACGTCGCCGGTACTGCACTGAGGGAGAAAACAACGATGAAAATGAACGTAACAGAAACGGTAAAACAGGCGTGCGGCCACTGGCCGAACATTCTCCCTGCGCTGGGTGTGAAAGTGATTAAAAACCGCCATCAGGCCTGCCCGATTTGTGGCGGTGATGCCTGTAGCGACCGCTTTCGCTTTGATGACCTGGAGGGGCGCGGCACGTGGTACTGCAACCGGTGCGGTTCGGGTGACGGACTCAGGCTTGTCGAAAAGGTGTTCGGTGTAAATCCGTCTGAGGCCGCCCGGAAGGTGAACGCCGTGACCGGCAACCTGCCGCCGGTTGCCCCGGAAGTGATTGCGGCCGCAGAGGCTGCAACCAGTGCCGACCGCAAAACGGCGGTCGCGCTGGCCGTCAGGCTCATAGAGAAAATCCGACCGGCCACCGGCAACGCCTACCTCACCCGCAAGGGTTTCCCCGCTCAGGAATGTCTGACGCTCACCGTCATGCATAAAACCGGCGGCGTGACGTTCCGCACCGGGGATGTGGTTGTCCCGCTGTATGACGATACCGGCGCACTGGTTAACCTTCAGCTTATCAATGCTGACGGTCTCAAGCGCACCCTGAAAGGCGGTCAGGTCAAGGGGGCATGTCATATCATCGAAGGGAAAAAACAGGCCGGAAAACGCCTGTGGATTGCAGAGGGTTATGCGACCGCGCTCACTGTGCATCACCTGACCGGGGAAACCGTCATGGTGGCGCTGTCGTCCGTGAACCTCCTTTCTCTGGCGAGCCTTGCCCGTCAGAAACACCCGGCCTGTCAGATTGTCCTCGCCGCCGACCGCGACCTTAACGGCGACGGCCAGAGCAAAGCCGCAGCGGCCGCTGGAGCATGTGAGGGCGTTGTTGCCCTGCCGCCGGTGTTCGGTGACTGGAATGATGCGTTTATACAGTACGGCGAGGAAGCCACGCGCAAAACTATTTATGACGCCATCCGGCCACCGGCGCAAAGCCCGTTCGACACCATGAGCGAGGCGGAATTTACTGCCATGAGCGCCAGCGACAAGGCCTTGCGGGTGCATGAGCATTACGGCGAAGCGCTGGCTGTGGATGCGAACGGCCAGCTTCTGTCCCGCTATGAAAACGGCATCTGGAAAAATATCCCTGCCGCCACTTTTTCACGAAATGTGGCTGACTTATTCCAGCGTCTGCGCGCCCCGTTCTCGTCCGGGAAAATTGCCTCGGTGGTGGAGACCCTGAAACTGATTATTCCGCAGCAGGATACACCGGCGCGCCGTCTGATTGGTTTTCGCAACGGGGTACTCGATACCCAAAGCGGCGTATTCAGCCCGCACCACAAATCGCACTGGCTGCGCACGCTGTGTGACGTGGATTTCACCCCGCCGGTGGAAGGCGAAATGCTGGAAAACCACGCGCCGAACTTCTGGCGCTGGCTCGACCGTGCGGCCGGTAAAAATCCACAAAAACGCGACGTGATTCTGGCTGCGTTGTTTATGGTGCTGGCGAACCGTTACGACTGGCAGCTCTTTCTCGAAGTCACTGGTCCCGGCGGGAGCGGCAAAAGTATTCTGGCCGAAATCGCGACCCTGCTCGCCGGAGAGGATAACGCCACGTCGGCCGACATCGACACGCTGGAAGACCCGCGTAAGCGTGCCTCCCTGATTGGCTTCTCGCTTATCCGTCTGCCTGACCAGGAAAAATGGAGCGGTGACGGGGCAGGACTCAAAGCCATCACCGGCGGCGATGCAGTTTCAGTTGACCCGAAATACCAGAATCCGTACTCAACGCATATTCCGGCGGTGATTCTGGCCGTGAACAATAACCCGATGCGCTTCACCGACCGCAGCGGCGGCGTCTCCCGTCGCCGGGTGATTATTCATTTCCCGGAGCAGATTGCCCCGGAGGAACGCGACCCGCAGCTCAGGGATAAAATTGCGCGCGAGCTGGCCGTCATCGTGCGCCAGCTTATGCAGAAATTCAGCGACCCGATGACCGCGCGCGCACTGCTTCAGTCGCAGCAGAATTCCGACGAGGCGCTCAGCATCAAGCGCGATGCTGACCCGACGTTTGATTTTTGCGGTTATCTGGAAATGCTCCCGCAGACCAACGGGATGTTTATGGGTAATGCCAGTATTATCCCGCGTAATTACCGTAAATATCTTTATCACGCGTATCTGGCGTATATGGAGGCTAACGGGTACAGGAACGTGCTCAGCCTGAAAATGTTCGGGCTGGGGCTACCCATGATGCTGAAAGAGTACGGCCTGAATTATGAAAAGCGGCACACAAAGCAGGGGATACAAACCAACCTGTCGCTGAAAGAGGAAAGCTACGGCGACTGGCTGCCGAAGTGCGACGACCCCACAGCAACATAACCTCACTCAGACCGGCAACAGCCGGTCTTTTCCTTTCTGGCCATTGCCACAAGGTGAACAATCCACTGTTCACCCTTCACCGTATATTCACCCTGTATCACCATGAAATTATTAATAAAAAACCAGAGGTGAACAGTGTGAACAGTAAAACCTGAAAAAACTTTTTATCCCCCCACCACATCGCCTGACCGGGCGTATCCAGAGCGAGAAAAAATCACAAAGGTGAAGAGTCGACTGTTCACTCTTCACCAACTCATCACCATTTATATGTATGATTTAAAATAGAAAATAAGCATGGTGAACAGTGTGAACAGTTAAATGCAAAAAAAGTTTTTTTGCGTATGATGTCGGTATGAGGCTTCACAAGAGAATTTGAATAATGGATAAGACTAGAGACTTTATTCTTGGAGGGCTTTCTCGCTATGGCTTGGCTGATTTGCCCGGCAGACCTTACGATTCTGCTTTTGAATTAATAGCCTCCCCACCTATACGCAAACGCCTCATTGTGATGGGCTTCAATGGTTCGTCGGCTGATTCCCATATGACCAACAGCCAGTCTATTATTCAGGATCATTCAAAGCCTCTTGTCTCGAATGTCCATTTAGGGACGCAAGGGGAATGGGGAATTACTCACCTAGCTAAGCGACTACAACAGCTACCTATCAGCCTCGGTTACAGATGGGAAGACGTAGTATTTACGAATGCTCTAATGATGTGCTCAACCAATGCCTCAGCACTCAAACAGGAAGCGAGTCGACACAAACTAACTGTCCAACAACTCGTAAAATACTCAACAAGATTTTTTGAGAATGTCACAATCCCTCTGTGTAAGCCTGAACTGATTATCGCTTATAGCAACAGTCTACAATCCCTTTCAGCAGCAAATATTTTGCTAAAACACTTCGGTGATCCAAGCACTCTCATCTATACGCAGCAAAAGGGTTATTACACAACTTTCGCTTTCTCAGCCGTACTAAATGATGTGAAAATCCCTGTAATATGTGTCCGTCATATGTCTAGATTTAAACCTTCAGAAGAGTTAATTGAAACAGCTCTAGAGATGATGAAGGGACTTTAGCTTTATCCGTCAGATTGAACCATACACTTGGAACAATGTGTATAGCGATGTGTATAACCAAAACACCACATTAAAATAAAATTCAATAAAAACATAAATTTATATCAAAAAAAGAACTCCTGTGATCTTCCGCCAAAATGCTCATATCATCCTCAAAGATTTTATTTCGTCTCAATTGTCATAACCTTCAGAATTAAGGAAAAGACAATAAATTTAGCACTAACTGCCGCTACTGTTTTGCTACACTTTTAAGTCCTTTGCTCGCAGTCCGAGTACAAAAACTTATCGAAAAACACTCCTTTATGCACACACTTTCCAGAAAGTGAGAGTGGTAACACGATATGGGATCAGACTAGCCATAGACTTTTTGCGAATTTACTTTCTGTTATGGCTAAAGATATAGGCTACGATTTTGATCGAGTTCATTTGCAGAATACTATTTATATAGCTGTTGCTCACGGGCAAATAAATTTAGATAATCTAAAAATTCGCAAAGGGATGGCTTCAATTTTCTCTGGTTAAACAGCATTGAAAATGGATGTAGTTTCTTTTCCCGAACCCTCTGACGCTCAAAATTCTTAATAGAACTAACCTACATTTCTGGCTCAATACCTAATTTACGTAATTCATTTCTCCCCAAGGTTTTGAGCCAATTCCCCAAACTCATCCCCTCTGCCTTTGCCGCAGCCTCGAACTGCGCCTTTAACTCGGGTGTGATACGAATCTGGAAAGTTGGTGCTTTTCCGGATTTAGACTGATTTGGGTCGCGTTTAGCTGTTGACATGTACGTACCTACAAGAGCAGTATACCACCAATCAGGTACGTACCTTTATATCTGACGACCTGACTCATAAACGCTCTCGCCCGGTATTCGCAGTACCCGACGAGAGCTAACCTCACCAACTATCAAGGAGTTGATTATGGCTGATTCGCATTCTACCCCAGACACCGACCAATCTGGAACCGAGCGTTCGGTAATTGTGGGATATCGCCCGAATGTTTTCGACAAATCCACACCCAAAATTATTCTTTCCGGCAAGTGGCTACGCGAAGCGGGGTTTGATACCGGGCAACAGATTACCGTAAAAGTGATGAATGGCTGCATCGTCCTGATGGTCTATGGTGAGCAGGAGCAACGGTTGCAGGATGAGTTGAAAGAGGCAAATCAGAAGCTGAATAGAATTGGGAGCACGCTGGCGACTCTTCAGTAACATATAACTGAACCTGTAAGCGTTACTTATAGGTTTACCAGGTGCCGGATGGCGCTAACGCTTATCCGGCCTACTTTCAAAATGAATCACTCTTCCATAACCAATCATCCTAATTATATATGGCTATTTTAAATTTAACTGTGGAATGATTTATTTATTTTTCTCTATTATTAATGTTTTCACTATTGCAAACCAATCGTAAAAACCCTCATATATTATTTTTCAACAAAATGAGTTGTTAAAATGGCAATTACTGTTTATCTCTGTCTCAAAGACGTCAGAGGTAAAGATAAGCTATGGTAAGTGATGATGATATCATCGCCTGGTACGATGAAACATTTAATAAACCCAGCTTATTCTTTAAAAAGCGTTGGCCAGTCACTCTCGATACCGGCCTTTCAACGGGAGATTATGTGTGGGCCAGTGAAACGGGCGCAGACATCATGGATGCTTACTTTGCAACTTTCAATGTTGATTGCGCCAATTTCGATTTCTATAAATATTGGCCTATTGAGACATTCATACTTTATGCAATGTTTACCTGTAGCAGAGATGACGATGAGCCACAGCCATTAACACTCCGCATGCTGGCAGAGTCTGCAAAAGCGGGTAAATGGCTTTATGACTGA